CGTAGTTTGATCTCTTCAAGGATAAGATGGGCTAGTGCAGCGATGGTCTGCCGGTTATATGTGATCTGAGTTTTAGCAGGATCCAGACCGAAGCGCGGCATGAGCAATCCAGTAAGACCAGGATAGATTGTATCTGCCAGGGGAAGAACAGCATCGACTATCAATGCAGCGCGGGCCTCCTTGTAGTTATTCAGGGTGGCAGCTTTGTTATCCAGTAGAGGAAGAGGCACCTTGTATACCAGGGCGCATGCTGTCTTAGCCATATCTTGAAGCGTGGCGAAATCCATATCTTTGTTATTGACGCCCATTTCCTCGATCATCAGCTCACCACCGGAGGTAACAGCTATTCTCTCGCCGCCAGTACCGCCATATTGAGCCCTGACCTTCTGGCTCCACTCATCATGATCGTCTAGTTGCTGATCAGTTTTACGGTGAAAGTGAAGAGATAGACGGCCTCCTTTTTCAAGTATGCTGAGATTGTGAGCATTACCCTTTATATGCTGACGAGCTTCTGCGCTAGCCGCTTTCAGCACAGACTCGCCGCGGAGCAATGAATTATTGCGGGGGGAGTAGCCCCTGATAGTCTTCATCTCGGATAGGTTATCTCGGATATACCGCACCTTTCGTCCGACTCTCGTTCGCTTGTAATTACCCGACATAGTGACACCGGAGATAGTCCAGCTGTCCGCAAGGCCTCCCATACCCTGGTTCGGGGAAGTGTTCTCTGGCCCTATAGGCTGTAACTCGAATGGCGATCGGTTGATATTCCCTATGGCGACTAAGTGAGACTCGCTGGTTATTAGGAAATCTTTACCCAGAGTCTCCATGAACAACTTGGCGGTATAATCCGGCCCAGGCATTTGAAGCAAATCAAGTACAGGATGATCGGTAATGAATTTCCCATCTTCTAATATCACTGGTCGAAGAGACGCGAAGGCCTCGGCAACCCAATTGACCGGAATAGATACTGCGGTGGAGTCTCGATACAGACGTTTAGCGCCACTGGGGGTAGCTGCAGTCTGATTTCCGAATTTGAGAAAGGCCCCTAGCTCATCACTAAGGCCAAGCACTTTACCTACTGATTTTTTCTCGAGAGGATAAAACATAGGTGATTACTGGCCCTAAGTCGAAGCTAGAATGATAATGCACTGCACTCCAACTGACAACATGGCAATTTTTTGGTTCACTTCAGTCAAAAATCTGATCAGGTTCTTGTTCTCATCTCTATCCGGCATCTGTGCAAATTTCGGGACTAGGAACATATAACACATAGCGCAGACCATGGAAATTGCAGACGCAATGGCAAACCCCATCGATACGCCATGCTCCAGGTGATAAGTAACTCCCCAGAATCCAGAGATGAAAAGAGCGATGGTCAACATGATATCGTAAGGTTGATGACTCATAAGTGAATCTCCAGGTTTAGGCATGCCATTCCACACCTCTCTTGATTAGGGGCTCGATGGCGTATCGTATCGCATCCCAGCAGTGGTTGTTAGCGTCAACCAATTTGGGCAAAACATCGCCAGTAAGCCTATCCCGCTTATACTTCCAAAGCCTCGCTTCCTCAATCGTATGGTCACATGCAGGATTGATTACAATGTCGAAACTCCTGAGTTTACTGATGCCGTCCGCTACACTCCCATCCCATTTCTTGACAGAAGTAACCTTGGGATATTTGTTCCGCTTCATATAGCTAATTATTTCCGGTCTGGCAGAATCAGCGCGAACGACATGCTCTTTGGCACCTGGCATGCCATCGTAAAACTTAGGAGTGTCATCGATTTCTACCCCGTGCTCATAGATTTCTTTTTCGACGTATAAGATATTCCCCTTTATCCATACCTTGATAACCGTGGCCGGATCTACAGAGAAACCCCAGTCACCGCCGAAATACGGCCCATCCCAAGTATCGTCTATCTCAATTTCATCGACAGACCACACACCAGATAGCACTTGATCGTCTGATTTAGTGTTGTATCCCCCTAGCCATACATGATCATAGCTTTCAGGATCTCTCTTTAGCCATCTGGCCGCGTCACTCTTCGCTTTGTCCGGACAGAACGGGTTATCCATGTAATTGACGTGAACCTGGATGAAATCCTTGTCCTCTGGGTCTGCGCTTGAGAAAAATACATCAACAGGGTCGTTGTCCTGATCTGGATTCCAGATAAACCATATTTCTGATCCATCTTTCCTGAATGTCGGTGTAAGCAGGTCTAAAGAACGCTGAGAAATATTCCTCGCTTCTTCAACCAGAGCCAAATCGAAGTCTTCAAGTGACTTTATTGATTCGGCGTTATGGTCCTTCATGCCCTCAAAAATTATTACACCTGTACCTCCTCTGCGCTTTATCTGATCATGCTGCACGTCGAACAGATGAGATACACCAAGCTTTCGTATCTTCTGCTCAAGCAGGCGCTTCATGGAAAATTTCAGGGATTTTTGTACTTCGCGGATACAGGCTGTTGAAAAGCTCGGATCACAGATGTGGCACTCTATAGCACGTTCTGCAAAGAAGTGTGACTTGCCTCCGGATCTTCCGCCTTTGGCGCCCTTAAAGGCTGATGGAGCCAAAAAAGGTAGGGCCCATCTGGGCGTGGCAATTTCTATATGTTGTTGCTCTGTCACTTCTTGGGGTCAACTATCGTCCTGGTGATAAGTGCCGGCAACTGAGGAATATTGAGGCTGATATCGCTTTCGAATGCCTTCACTAAAACATTCTTTCCGGTGAGCTCGAGCATTCTCTCTTTGCTATGAGGTTTTAGTTTTATCCTGTCAACGAGGAATTTACCATCTTTGCTAACCCCAATCTGATCAATTGTGAGCTCGCCGATACAGTACCAGTCATCATCAGTAGCCTCCGAAAAGTCGTATAGAGCCAAGCCATCTTGGAACACCAGAAACCTATTGATGTTGAAATCGGCAATCATTGCCGTTCTCTTCAGTACCCAAGCAGCATTAATTTCAGCTTTTTCAGATACCCGTGATATTGCTGCTTCAGCCGCTGCCTTGACATGCGGCACATCGAAGACTTCACAGGCCTTTCGGTAGATTGTTTTGGGTGTCATGTTCCCACAACTATAGGCGAATTTGTAAGCATCCACCTTGCTACGGAACTCAATATAATGGTCGACAGCCTTCCGCTGCTTGCCTGTCAGGTTCTTCATGCCGAATTTATGCCGGTTTAATTGGTCAATATAGCTAACATTTGGTTTATCTGACTCATGGTTTCAACTGTACCTTGAAAGCATTCTATTCCATCCCCGGATATCGTGCTTACGCCGAGCTAGTCCCTTGTAGGCCAGTTCCTCTATCTGCCAGTTCTCACAAGCATGGCCGGTCTGTGTGGCTTCCTCGAATTGGTCTACTGGTCGCAGAATGACGCTTCCTTGACCGGTAGTAATGATATGGGGTTGTGGATTATCTATAGTGTTCATTGGCTGAAAGTTAATCCCGTCAAGACTGCCTTCAACATGGTATTCGCCGTCAAAACCACTACCACCAGTTACTGCAATTCGAACATATCTGGAAGCGTCTAATACATGACCTGACGGGTCCACTGCGGTAGTAAAAATAGGAGAAAAATTAATCTCTTGTGCAGGTTTACCCAATGCGGGAATACCTACAGCACTAGCCCCAATACCAATAGCAGCTGACTTGATGAATTTACGACGTGATATCTCCACGGTTTCCTCCTGGTGTATCCCCTTTTTCTTCGTGGTCAATGAGTATTGAGCAATCCACTAGTAATGGTATTTTCATTTGATCGCATTCCGGGCAAACATTGGAGTTAGGTGCTATTTGATTCAGCGCGAATGCTTCCACAACAGTCTCAGCAATTACGTGAATGCAACCATCTTTATGAATTTCAGCTTTCATAGAAATCCACTGGGAATACCCATTAGTTTAGAAGTGCCATTCAGAACTTCATCTCCGACTGTCTGTGCATATTTAGTGTTCACCATCTTGTCGATGATTTTCTGGATATCCTTCTCGGCTTTGACTATCGATCGATCAGTTAACAGGATGGCGTGGAGTTCGATCTGCTCTGCCAGGCTAGGGGCCTTCTTGCGATTGGGGGACTCGGATTTGAATTTGGTGATTAGGTGTTTCTTTCGGCTGAGCACCATGGCTTTTAGGGTTTCGATTTCTTTGCTCTCAGCCTCGAACGGGGAAACGGCATTTATCACTAGGCCGGCAGAGTTGAGTAAGCCAGTTAGTGGGGCTGATTGGTTTCCGGATCCGAATGATTGGGTCATGCTGCCTTCCCCAGTAGTTCGGGATGCTCCCAGCGGTTGCCTATGATTTCTATTCGTTCCATTGGTGTATTCATCTTGTCTTCAGCAATAAGCCAATGAGCTACAGTCAGTTCTGTTACTAATAGGTTGCATCCAACAGGGCCGAAACTATCTCTGTAGATGTCATCGTAATAGACTTCCTTGCCGTTCTTATCCTTGAAGCCGGTGAACATCATGCAATGGTAATGATCTTGCCGAAAAAGGGCATCAAACCAGAATTCCCCACATTCCCACTCGTCAATACACTCTTCATAAGAAAGCATTGCAGGGCTTTCAATATCCCAAGCTCTAAACTTAATCTCACTATCTCTCATGCTGTCTTCACCACTAATTCAGGGTGTTCGTGGATGTTACCGATTACGACTGCTGATGGTGCATATTCTGAGGCTAACCCATCATCTCCATCTATTGAATCTATTGCACCAGCAAAAAACGCCCCTTCCTCATATTTAATAATGCAATTAGATGCCGGCCCGTGGTCTGGGTCTTGGATTATGTCACCTTCATAAATCTCGACGCCGTTCTGGTCCTTGAGTCCGGTGTATTGCATTAAGTGAACATCTCCGGTCGCCCAAGTGTCGGCAATGCTAACTGTACCATTTAGAAATAATTTCCAGGAATCCTTGACCATTGAATTTGTGGCTTTATCCCAAGCCCTGAACTTGATTTCACGCTGTTCTGACATTTGTTTCTACTCGGTTGCCCATAAGTTACTGGTATCTTACTAGTCGATTCCGCGGCTGATCAAATATGATCTATATTGATCACTCCATCTGGGGTAGCTCGCCGATAGAGCCATCCCCCTGTTTCTTCTCCCTTGCGGGATTGGAGCCTTACTACATCGGCTACGGCTCTCGCGTAGTGCCCTCCAGGGCCAGGTATTAGTATCTCCCGGTTTAGCGTTGCTCAGATTTCACCATTCTAGAATTTGGTTTCCTCTGCGCTACTGATTTCGGCCGTCAGCATAGAATGTCGCGTCATCCTACTCGAGGCCAGGCTCTCCGGGAGAGTAGCCTTATTACTCTTTAGTAGGGGTATCCTCCCATAGCACAAACCTATTTAGGGCTTGCTCTTAGCATCTCCAGGCGGGTATTCCTCCCAGCCGGTCTTGCTCTAGCTCCCTTTCCGAATATTAATCGGCGGGTTATCCCTGTCTCGGATCTGTCGCCGGCGAATACCGATCTAACTGACCCCCGAGTTCTCTCTATGGTTATGTGGTATCGGAGGCTGGGATCGAACCAGCAAGGCAAATAGCCTAGGGAGTTTAAGTCCCTTGCGTTTACCAATTTCGCCACACCGGCGTAATTCTTTAAAAACTTGTCGGCTTTGCCACGCTCCGGACTAACGCCATGAATCCTGTCTGCAGGTCAGTCCTCCCAATTGCAAGCCATCGCGCGTTAGGGCACAACTCTGGATCAATTTTTGATTCACCGTAATTCATGTGTCCCATTTTTTCGATAAGCTCTTCGACTTTACTGGCCATCTCCTTGATCTCATTCATTAGGTCGATTTCTTCCTGGCGCAGATCACGATAGCCCTTAATTTGTTCATGCTGGTTTTTCATAAACTATCCCTCAAGATGATTGTCCCGCCCAGGCGCAACGGCTCGAGCCATTCGTCTTCCTCAGCTTGGATAGGATCTACCACCGGTGGTGCCGGGATTTCCTGGTTAGCTGCATCAACAAGCATTCTCTCAACCTCTTTCGATTGAATGACAGCTTTAGTCAATATCTCTTGAATGTTCATTTCTCGCTAGCCTCTGGGAGTCCTTTACACATGCACTCGAGTCTGATTTTCTGCTTCTCGGTGCCGGTACAATTTCGGTGGTACCAGTCGTAGCCCCTTCCCCAATATTTAACGGCGTCGGTAACCTTCCAACCCTTCAGCTTGATTAGCCCTGTATAGTAATCAGTCGTCGGCATCGGGGGAACTCGCCTGTGTTTCTTCTTTAGTATTTACTGTTGTCTTTGTCTTAGAAGTAAAATGGTCAAACAAGGCAGCAGTTGCAAACAAGAAGCCAAATACAGGGTGATCATAAATAATCAAGAAAACCGCACCAGATATCCAGCAAACTGAAGCGATCGCGTTGTATAGCATGTATGACATTTAATCCCCATATCGACAAATCATATCTTATAATCTGATTGTCCAATACTTATCGGGGAAGTGCAAGTGGAATTCGGCAATTTATACACAAAAAGAGGGGTTTTACTTCGTTTTATACACAATTCAGGAGGTAATTAGGGTCTATATACACTCGAATTAGAACCCCTCTGGCGCCACTGCCGGGGCTGGCATACGGTTACTGCCTGATTGTGCACTCGGGAAGGACTAGGAGCTCTCTGGGTGGGCGTTCGTCGGCGTCAAGAAGAGCAGCATATTTCTTCTTCATGAGCGACAATGCCTGTTCTATTTCTTTTTGGCTCATATCTTTGGCGCTTATTTCCCCTGAAAACATTTGGGACATGCGCTGTAAGATGTTGTTCACCTGCCGATATTCCGAATCATTTCTTTAATTTCAACCAGTTGCCTATCGACATTATTCATTGACACCCTGGTCTCTGCATTGCTTATCACTAATCCCATGACAACGGATTCTAGTTCCACGATCGAACCATCTGTCTCTGCATGTTTTTGCATAGAGGCGATGTCCTGGGCAACGTCTTTGGCCGCATTGTCACTGATTGAACTTGATGCTTTATTCAGGAAGTAACCAGTAGATAGGCTAAAACCGCACAATAGGACAAACATCTTTATAAAAGTTTCTGGGGTTATCAGTCCGAGTATCCAGCCCGAGAAGGTATTTTTTTTATCACCTGGCATGACTCAGTACCACTAGAAATATAATTAGAAACAGGAATACCAATAATTTAAAACTATCTAATTCTCTTATTCTCTGCATGACCAATGAATTTATCGCCGATATGGCCTTTCGTAAAATCGAGAATAATTCCCCAATACGCCCAAAAGTTTCCATGTTTCAACTGCCTCTCTAACTTATCAATCCTGTGGGTATAATAATTCATTATGAGCGTGTGTCCACACAGAATTAAAAACAGAACGATAAGTAATGACTGCCACCAGAATATAGCATATGGGAATAAGTGTGGCATTTCAGGTATATAGCGCATCAAATATGGTTGTAAATCTGGCATGAAAATCCATATCGAATCAGCCATTGCCATCAGTGCAATCACACCAAAAAATATGCGCCAAAATACGCTCTTAGATGAAAACAGTAAGGCTATCAAAAGAAGAAAGTGGAACGATAGAGTTTCTTGTGGTGATACAAATATTTCATGGCGCCAGAATCCCCAGTAAATGGCGCTTAGAAATATCCCGGCCGGTACGCTATCTTTAGTGCCCAGCCCGAAACACCACAAGGATGTCCCGAGCCAGATTACTGTGTAAATAACTTCCAGCCATTGCAGTAAAAAAATCACCTTTGATCCTTATGGGCAGTTTGGATCTTCAGGAGGCCAGCATTTCAGGCCTTCGGTGGTTAGGAAGGCATTCATCATAATGTGAATGTTGTCGAAGTGTCTAGCAACCAATTTGGCCGCCTTCTGCTCGTTCTCAGATTTGGCTATGTGAAATATGATATCCCATGCCAAATTCTCACCGCCGGTCATTGCTTTTGAAACTGCGCTGATGGTATCTGGTGTCACGCTGCCTGTTTCATCAAACTCAGTCCGGGCTAGTTCGCGCAAGGATTCGATATTAGGCACAACAGTTACCGACATTCTTGTTGCGGACTCTGATACTGGTAGTGTTTTCAATAAATCATCTGCCATCACCTGCAGGCGTGCTACTTCACCTTGAATCTGTGTCATGCGATTACTTCCGTTTGAGTTATAAAGCCTGATTATTGCATTTAGTGAATGGGATGCGCTAGTGCTAGTCCTTGTCCTTTAACAATACGGTTAGATCGTGAATAGCAACAAGGATCTCTACACTATCCGCCGCCCCCGGATTATCTAAGTTACTTGATGCTTTCCCTAGCCAGTGGAGAGCAACTTTTACCGATTTTTCGTTTACTACTACCTTACTGGCATCCACAGGAACAAGAGAAGCTATAGCCTTTTCGGCATTGGCACACCACAGACATTCTTCTCCAGGCTCATCGCATTCATTGTAGATATCGCTATTAGGATCTCTGTGAGAACGCATAATTTCACGCAGACATTCTATTGCTAGTTCGTTTCCCTTACTGGCATCATGGGCATTAAGAGCGTCGAGCACATCTTTAATTGGAGGATCAAATCGTCTGTCGTGTATGTATGTAATAATCCCATGGCAATTCAAATAGAACCGCTCATTACTCTCTCTGGTCACTATGGGCGTAGGATGATCGTAGCGACCCCGGCATTTATCACACAACGGGCCGACTTCTGCGCCACTGGGAAGTTCGATATAAATAGAACCTTCACCTCTCCCTGCATTCCCAGTAGGTCCGTCGCAATCGAAGCAATATTCCATCTCACTCATTATCATCACCTGTATTAGTGGCTATAAGTTTAGATTTCACATTCCGCCTGGTCCTGCAAAAACCACACCACGAGAATCCCGCTATACCTGTCTCCTTGACAATATCCTCAGAAAACACATATTTCTCTAAGATGATGTGACCGCAAGAACACTGTGCGGGGAAGTTAACTTGTTCGAACATCTATTTGTCTTCTGTAGTAGGGGCTAATCATCACCGTAAGTTTGAGTATCTATCGGACAATGACGCCCGGTGGAGGCTGGCTCATTATCTCTAAGCTGCGGACATTGAGCGTGTATGCAATCTCCATCCTTACCCGCTTGACAAGATTTAAGTTCCTCACCCCCACTGGTACTGGTAGAGCCATGCTTGGTAATTAAAGGCTCTAAGTTCTCTATAAGTTGGCTCAGGTAATGGCTGTTGCCCTCTAGCTTGGCCTGACAAATTTGGTCGGCGTACTTCACCAGTTCTGCCTTGTCTGCCTGTAGTGACTCAATCTTCTGATTTAATACTATGGGGCAACCAGGGTAGTGTGAAGCTTTAGGATGCGCTCCTGGATAACCTGCTGGGCAGATACAGTCACCGTTTAGATTGTGAGCCGCCAGTTGCAGATATTCTTTTTTCTCTAACTGTAGTGACTCAATGGTGTCTGCTGCCTCAAAGAACATACTTACATTCCAGTGCAGGACTGCCGACATGCTACCAGCCTGTTCTCGTACTCGATCAATTAAAGATTTGGTTTCTTCGGCCATCATTACCCCCATGTGTATCGGTTAAGCTGCTATATAGCTATAAAACCCTGCTTCAGCATTTGAATTTCCAGATCTTTTCGTTCCAAGACAAGCCTAACCAATTCAGCAGGAGCAGTACCTAAAGGGCCATGTTCATCGACCATACCATCGGACAAGTCTAGCTCGCTCACAACGTCTTCCAGCATGTTTTCAAGTTCCGGCTTTGTCCACGCACTCATCGTCTGTCTTTCCTTTTTGTCTGATAGGGTGGTTAACTTACAGCCTCACGACCAGCGCGAGTTACGTTATAATAACCATCAGGAACAAAGGACTTTTTGCCCATGTATTGCATCAGCCCGAGCTTCACAAGGGCATCCATATCAGGGCTATCACCGCAGTAAGTACCATTCGAAATCGTGTGCTCAATGATATGCTTCTGTTCGCTGTTTAGGTTTAGCAAAGGGAGCGATACCAATTCAACTTCACTTTGTTCGATGATTTCAACTAACGGCTCTTCCTTGAATTTGGATTGATCGACTGGCGCACCACAATTACAGCACTCGGTATCGTCTTCGTAAAAATCCTCGCCACATTCACATTCGTAGCATTTGATTGTTGCCATCTCACTTCCCTCTATGTGTATTGATTAAGCTACTGATAGTGCTCATTGTAAAATTCAAGGTCTGCACCCTCCAACGGCAAGAACGGGCTAGGCTCTCCACAATCGCCCTCTAGGTATATTGGACATTCCAAACCACAACCCCCATTAATACCAACAACCATGCACCCAGACATTCCAGCAGGATAATGCCCATCGATAAAAGCCATCGCATTACCCATGTTATTTACATCTTCCATGGTCGATATATTCTTGGTTCTCAAAGGGCTTAGAACTTCGGACCCAAAACCACCGAACACTTCTTTGCTTGATGCAATTAATTGCTTTTTGTTAAACCCGGATGGATGTTTCTTTTTTGCAATCTTAACCGCATGTTTTACTAATTCTGTTTCTGGATTCCACATGATTCCACCTATTCAGTTATTGTCAGGGTCACAACCCCACTATGCATACCATGGTTAATCAGGGAAATCACACGAAAGGCCTCCAGCATATCCATTTTTAGCGAATATACATTTCACCCCGCTATCAGTGGTAAACTCTCGAACAGTTCCATTGAATTCTTTTGATGGGAACTCCCCGTTATCATCCTTCGGGTCGCATGACATCAAAGCTAGAGACGCCAAAAAAATCAAGATTGCATTTTTCATATTTAATTTCCCATATTTCCGTTAGAGCGTATAAGCAGGGATGCTAGTAACGCCCAGATTGAATATCTACTTCTACTACTTACGATAGACGGCACCTATTTCATCCATGTGGAAGGCCAACCCTATGCCCTGCTTACTACCCGCTTTATCCGCGCTCGAACGTAGTTCGTAATAAAAGTTATTCTAGTGATCTACCTTACTTCGTAGAACCTCGCATTTATGGCTGCTGCTATTTTGTGCGTCACCATAAAAGGGATTAATCTACTTTCTTGATTCTCAGCAGAAGCCCTCGTTCTTCATGACTCATATCAATAACAGCATCACCAGAAGCCATACCATATTCAGAGCGCCACAGCGGTTTGTTTGCTGACATAGTGATATCACCGCCCTTATAACCTTGGAATATTTTATCTAAGACTTTATTTTCGAGATTTTCCAAAAGGTCTTTGGCTTCTACTGGATTCTCTCCCTGAGATATAGCTAGGTCGCTGTAATAGCCCCTATACGAGTCAAACTCTCCAATATAAGTACCATCCTCAAACAACACCTGCAGAGTTTCTGGGACTTCTTTTAGCTTTTCGATTAATTCGCCTAAAGTAACGTGATAATCACTTCTGACTTCGGCTAATCCCTCCAAATGGATGTTTGCCATTTTTAATATGTCTTCTACACTCTCCACAATAAATCCTCCTAAAATTAATTAAGAAGGCTTGGGTTTCAAAGATCAGGTAGGTTTGGTACAATTCCCCATCATGCCGGGGAGGATTACGATACTCGTCTATCTGATCCGAAAGCTTCGCAAGCCCCCGGCAATGTTTTAATCTACGCTCCTGTAGTTTTACTGTCAACAAGTAATTGGTCATAAGAGCATCCAAGCCCTTTACGTAATTTCTTCAAGTTTGGCAATGTCGGCTCTCGATTACCTACCTCAAAGTGAGATATATTCGCCCCTGTAAAACCGCACAGATCCCCAAGCTGACCCTGATTAAGCCCTCTCTCCACCCTAAGCCTCTTCAAGTTCTCGCCTAAGCTCATGATATACCCTCCATTTTCCGCCAGTTTTTTGACGGTCTACCGTTATCCTTGATAAATCTACTCTCTGCATTAAATATAGCCCTTAATTCCACTAGATCGGCGCACGTATAGTGCTTCGCCTTGTGAGGACCGTTTAGCCAGTCGACCATTTCCTGACCCATTTTTACAGCCAAGCGCTTCTCATATTCCTTGGCGATTGTTAGATTGCTGCGCTTTCTCTTCGAAGTGGCCTGGTTGCACCCGGATCCCTGGAGGTAAATATTCCTGGGATCAAACCTAAGCTCCGGATGAGAGCCAACCGATTTGAAGTGACCTGCCTCCATTCTATGACCACACCTTAGGCGGCCGCATGATATGCAGGGCTCTCCGGCATCCAACACCCTTATGAACGAGTTGCAGACCACTCGAGTAAGCTCTAACTGATGAGGCAGGTCTTTTTTGAGCCTCGCTTGCTTTTCCTGAAATTCTTCAGACCTTCGTTCTTTCTCCAACCTCTTTCTGGTTTTAGGAATGCTCGCGATTCCGTACTTGGTAGCGTGATCGTAGCAGCAGAAATTGCCTTTAGGTGTAGATACCATCTGATCTCTGGGGAAATAGTCTCGACAAAATAAGCACCTGAATTTGCTATTAGCCATTAGATTAACGCCACTTGTCTGGTTTCCATATCGAACCGCTTGCATGCGGCATCGTAGTAGTCCTTGTCGATCTCTGTGCCGACAAAATCACAGCCGAAATAATGGGCAGCTATAGCGCTTGAACCGCTTCCCATGTGGGTATCAAGTATTTTTTGGCCAGGTTCAGAATAATTTGACAATATCCATTCATAAAGTTTTATGGGTTTTTCGTGGGGGTGAATGCCTGATCTTATTTTGTTGTTCCCAGCACATCCGCACCACATAATATTAACTATTCGTAACGGTATTTTAAAATTTGTCCATGCCATTTCGCCTTCTGACATATGCTGAGTAGGATAATTAATTTTCTTATCCCAAATAATCCAGCTGTTTCTTTGCGGCAAAAAATCAGTGTAATAGTTTGCGCCCCATATAATTCGGTTTTTCGAAACTCTTTCCAACTCTAAGAAATACTCCTTTCCATGAGTGGCCTCATTCTTATAACTTCTCTCTTTATAAATCCTGGTTGCTTTGTTTGATTTTTTAGCGTTGTTTTTCTTCCAGGTTTCACCTATCCCATACGGCGGGTCCACAATAGCCAAATCAAAGGCATTATCCTCAAGCCCTTTCATGTACTCCATGCAATCGATATTGAGTAATTCTACGCTCATGTCACACTAAACCTCGTTCCAGTGTTCACGCGCAGTCTGTCAGCTGGACCCATGGACCCACTACGTCCGTCTTGATGGAGATATTTCATCCTTGAAACAAATTCAGGGGGGAATTTAGCCAGAGTGCACACCGTTTTGAAGTCTGCTACTTCGCCGGCGATGAAATGATGTTTTGTATTTACAATCAGTTGTGTGGTCATCGTTCCTGGGCCTCTATTTCAATTTTAGTTTTCCCGTGGTTTTTATGGAATCCATATTTTTTATTGGCACTCGTTCGGGCCGAAATCGCGTCTTCAATGTCTCCAAATCTACCAAGACTAATTTTATTCCCCCTAAAGCAAATCAGCGCCCTCCACTTTTTATTTGCCTTATCCCAACAAACCCCAGTATGGCCAGAAGTGTTACTGCTGTTTAACTTCTGATTCAAATGATTTTGGTCATTGGTCGCTTCTCTTAAATTTCCCCACCTATTATCTGACCTGTTGTGATTTTTGTGGTCAATCTGGTGATACGGCAATCTTCCTGTCATAAGCAAAAAAATTATTCGGTGAACAACGATGGTCTTCCCATTCAACACTAATCGCAAATATCCTTTTTCACTAAGATTTCCAGCTTTCGATCCGGCGTGTTTTGTATTGAATATTTTATGCCCGCGAGTTGCTCTAAAATGATGGGGCGGCCTAATACGCCACTTTAAGATGCCTGTGTCCTGGTTATAGGAAACAGCTTCGCTAGCGTATTGGTATGATATGATATTCGGAATCACTGGCTTACCTCTAATAAGTCATTGGTAGGGGACAGGGTGTATCTAGCACTCTGTTCCCCGATTATAACCTATTTCTCCTGTATTTCTCGATATTCTTGGTAGTCGCCCTGGTTTGGTATGGTTATCGGGATACTATATTCAGCAGCGTGCTGACAAAATCTGTCCATGGCGTGCAATCTTTGTTCCTTAGTCGCTACTGTCACACCACCATCGCTGTCCATCTTCCACGACAACCGGTTACCTTTTTCATCAGCACCCAGAAACTGAATAGTGTACATCGAGTGGCAATCATCGGCGTTAATCGGCCTGGTGCCGTGTGGCTTCCCTTCCTTATCGACGAACAGCGGCATAGTAATGCCTCGATGATGCCAGTGTAGAGCGGCCTCGCTTACCCATTTCCTCCAGGTTTTAGACATCGACCATGTACCGACATCCGTATCAGCGACCTTTAGTTTCACTACTGCCCTATCAGTCTGTTTATCCGACCATGTTTTACACTGGGTCGAATAGGGAATGTAGGTGCCGTTGATAACTTGAAACTCTAGAATCATAGTCAATCTTTCCAGTGAGTTGATCTAGCGGCCACCGAAACAGCCGCCCATCAATGGTTTAAGCCGCTTCCTGCTGCTCGTCATCTTCGCTGCTTTCCGCGACAACACTGTCATCGAACTCGATAACCAGGCCTCCATCCTTCTTCTGGAAGTCAGCAACACGCTTGTGCTGTTCTGCACTCGGATCCCTGATCTGCGCAGTGATTGAAATTTCCAGTAGATGATTAGGCATTGGCTTCAGCTTCGCGTTTTTCACCGTGACGTTCTCGGCAACAACTCGATATTCGCTGTCTTCGTCAAACAGGCTTTCCAATATACCGAATCTGAATTTGTTATGACTCCATTCACTGGTTACCTCAACCTCTCCTAGCCCTTCTATTACGATACCTTCTCGCCAGAATATATTCTGATGATCATCACCACAGTTTAACAGGCTGGTCAGAATGTCGGATGTGGCACTGAATAATAATTTTAGGTCAAGGCGGCTAATCTGGCCGTCACCCGATCCCTCATTGCCCAAATTGACATTTCTCAATTCTGCTTTTTCTACTCTTATATCTAGTGGCATGTTGCCTCCTGGTTTTTCATTGGTTGGTAAAAAGTGTTAGCCCTCAATCCTCACCCCTGGTTTTTGAGAATTTTTCATTTCTTGTTCTAACTCCATAATCACTTCTTCAATGCTAATTATGCAGCGTATAAAAACAGAGGCTTTTATCTTTTTTCCGGCTTTCTTGTAGTCGTCTCTGCTGAGTTGACACCATTGTCTTGTGCGTTTTAAGTCACTAATAAAATTATTTTCCATTTTGGCCCCTATTTTTGCGCCCAGCTTCTATCGGTGTGTTTCTGGATTATTTCCTGTAACTTTTGATTGGATTCTTCATCCTGGGTAACCGGCAAATCCTCCCAGGATCGATCTCTAATCCAGCGCTCGGCATGTTGAAACGATTCACAGAATTTCGTTGAATATTTCTCGTCAAGTTTCGATCTCGCTTGAATCCTGAGACCCTCAATCATGGCCCTGAACACACTCTGTGTGACCACCAACTTATCATACTGCGCCTTGGCTCTTTTCTTATTGCCCCGTTTTCCAAGACCCCGTTTCTCCAACTCAATGAAGCACTTCCATAAGCGTTCGAAATTAGGTCTATAGTCTGTTATCTGGGTTCCCACAAATTACTTCTGTAGAAGTTCTGGGTTCTCGTGGATGTTGCCGATTACCACTGCTCCAAGGCTTTTGGTTTGATATCCTATTGACCCGCCGCATGAAAGGTCATCATCGCCGAGAGAAACAGCCCAAAATCCCATGTAATCAGTTACCGAGTTACATTGAGGATTTGATCTACCAAAGACAATTTTTTTGTAAATCGTGTCACCATCTTTTTCATAGCCTGCTCTGCGAGTGCTCATGTGAGCCAATATATCCCCCTCGAATATCTCCTTGCCGTTCTTATCCTTGAGTCCGGTGAATTGCATTAAGTGAACATCGCTAGTTGCCCAAGTGTCTTGAATGCTCACACAACCATTTAAAAATAACTTCCATGATTCGGTCACCATTGAGTTGGTCGCTCTATCCCAGGCCCTGAATTTAATCTCTCGCATTGTTTTCTCCCATAACTATCATTTAGACCTTAGGAGCATCCCCACTAGTCTCTATCGATTATGTACTACCCTATTCAGTGATTGTCCAAATCCCTACTTCTTCCTTGTGGCCGGGACAGCCCCATCAGCAGACTACTGCTATTTAAGCCAAAATATCTCTAGCGTTCGCATCTTCCAACTGGTGTATTCTGTTCGCTCGGACTTGTTCGGCTATAAAATCAAACAACACTCCATATGGAATCACAAGATCATCTCCTTCATGTCTATCGCCCAATTTTCTAAAAATCACATCAGATCGATTGTTTGGAGTTTGATCGTGGATGGCAATCCAGTTGCCTACTAATTTAGTTGTATGACTCATATCATGCTCTCATAACTGGTTTTAACCCCCGGTCTCAAGGGGTCTGAATAGTGTTCGTCTGCGCATAACCGCTGCCGTGGGTATACCCGTGGCGGGTCGAAGTGGTGACAAAGCTAACAAAGATAGGGTAAAATACTTTCCACAAGTCGTGGAGGAAGATATCTACATTATCAACTGAGGCCCTGGTCGGCCGTTCGACTAGTCTTAACAAAAGGGGAGGCGGACCTCCCCAGGCGCTAACACTCACCCACATATTGGCACAAAATTTATTACCCAGCAACTCATAATCACCGACGGCGCCCGGGGGGATCGATAATCTTGGCAATCATGGCAATCAATAGAACTGCTGGCCAAAACACCCCGTAGATCACCCCATAGCCTTTTTTGTAACTTTTGGTGTCTTGTAGCACAAGATGAGAAGCCCACATTGTGGCAAAGGCCATCACCACATAACAAAAAACATATTCCATCTTGTTCTCCTATTTCAATAATCAGTTACTGTTTATTCCACTACACCTACACTTATTTTGACTTTCACGACCTCAATGCGCCGAAATAAATCAGAGCCTCCCTCCCATTCCCGCTTCAGTTCCCGGGCTTCTTCTCTGGTGGTGCAGGTTGACCAACCCATTGGCTTAGGGGCGTCTTTTATCTTTAATGCCCACCCACTATATCCAAACCGGTTCGATGTGTACTGCAGGAATTTCTTCACCGTTCAACCCTCTTGAACGAAATCACCCAGACAAACGGGTTACTATCCCATGATCCCGGGCCGTTTATTGACTCCCAAATATCCCGGTAACACTCAGGCAATGATTTCTGTCCATCAGACCAATCACCTGGGTCGAGGGTAGGCATAACCACATGCGGGAAATCGCCACCAAATCCTTCGGCATCACAATCTTCCTCGCTGATATCATTCAGCCGCTCGACACGGATATCTGTTATCTCGAGTTGGATTCTGGAAGCCCATCGGGGCATGAATATTGACGGCCTTGTTCTGCCTTTTTCTATCATCGAACAGGCTACCGTCCTGACCATGGTATTAGCGTGATAGAAAACAGGTTCGTATTTACTAAGTTGACTAGCCTTGAGGTAGTCTAGCTGTTTATCGAATGCGTGTGTCTCGCGGATCCAGAGACGATCCCCTGGCTTTCCATGTGGGCAAATGCGTTTCCATCCTCTGTCATTTTTGTATTGTTCAATATAGGCTGAATTATATGGGCCTTTGAATTCCGCAGACCCTTTTAAGATCCGCCTAGTCTGTGTCTTTCGACCTTCGATGATTGCGTTGACCATCTCAGCTTTGAACAAAATCGGCCGTTCATTCATGCCTTATAATCCTCTTTTTCCTAGCCCTAACGAACTTCAATACCCCCCAAACGATTCCCCAAACCAGACCGATGAAAACAACCAAAGCGAATCCACCCCAGAATGGAGCAGTTACCCACCACCAAGACCAGTTTATAAACCCTGTCAATTTCAACCCGATAAATAAAATCCCGAGTAACCCTAGAATTCCAATCCCATTACTACTACTGTCTGATGAGCTCATAATTTTTCTCCGTTTTATAATTCATTCCCCGCACCGCCTATGGAAAGTATTCTGGTCAGTAGATATGCGATCGGCACTAGCACCATGATTTTTATGATAGCCGTATCTAACATTGGCAATCTTTCTGGCTGAAATAGCATCTTCTATGTTTACGAAATACCCTAAGTGAACAGATTTCCCCCCATCGTTTATCTGCGCTCTCCATTTTTTAGCGTTGCTCTGCCAAAACACGCCATTAAATCCAGACTTATTTGATTTACGCATTCTCTGGTTTTTAGTATTTTCATGGCGACTGACATCTCGTAAGTTGACTAACCTATTATCTGATCTGATGCCGTTAATATGGTCTATTTCGAGTGTTGGGAAAGCCCCGTGAACATAAAGCCATATAAGAGTGTGAAGACGATAGGGTCTATTAAAGACTCTAATATCACAATATCCTTGCTTACCAACATGCCCAACCGTCAATCCTGAATGCTGAGCATTCCATGTTGCCCAATCGCACAGCCTTGTAAAATGTGATGGTGGTCTTTCTCTCCAGGTAACAATTCCAGTATCAGGATCATAGTCTATTGATTCTGCTACTATTTCTTGAGTTAAAAGATAACTACTCAACACATCTCTCCACATATTCATCTCTGGATGAATACCATACTTGGCTTTCTACCATCTCGCACCAGAAGCTCAAATCCTCTGCCTTCCCGAGCTTATAGTCTTCGCCAGATGCCCACAAAAACGCCAATAATACAAAGGCCATGCTGAGAAATGCTGGTAAGTTTTTCTTGAATTTAGCCACTCTTCTTCCTCCTATTGCCGGTACTGTTAAGTTTCGGAATTAGCCAACTCTCGTGGCATTTTGGATGGCATCTTAAAATTAAGTTTCGGTGCCATTGTTCTGAGTGAGCTGTAAACTCTCCAATTCCAGTATTGGTCATTGTCTTGTGCCTTAACAAAAAGCCATGTGCAAGCCTGACCGTAACCAGACCACCACGCATCAGCTTCACAAGACGGCCTTTTATGAGGGCATTTCTTTATTTCTGCGTGACCCTTAAACCCTGTTTTAAACGCATAGATAAATCCCTCTTTGAATTCTTCAGAATAATTCTCTGATGGGGCCGAAAACCAGTTATCTGAAACTCTCTTTATTGTTTTCTCATCGAACAGAAACGGGTTATCAAACTCTTCACCATCTGGGGTCTTGTCTTGCATTTTCTATCTCCAGTTTCCGGTATTGTTTAAATCAGAAGCGTTATTTCTCGCTTTCCGGTTCTTCATGCCTTTCAAAATGGAATGGTATTGGCTTGATTTTTCCATCTAGCAACTGCTGTTTGACCGCATCTGAAAGTAACCACATGACGCACTCTGCTTTAGTCCTTCCATATAATCCATTTTGAAATATCTGGTTTATGTACTCATCCAGAATCACATTGATAGAAGGGCACGGCGCCCTAACTGTCTTTAGTTTCATCATCTTTTCTGCCGAGAAGAAGGTCATTTGCACTAGCTAAAGTGCAGCGTAATTCGTCCCAATCTGATTCAAAAAGTATTACGTATCTAATACCACCGATTGTATGCTTTTCATGCCAGGTTCTTAGTGCTTGGGTTACCTTCTCTTGTAAGTTACTCATGTCTTTCGCCCTGTTGTCAGTACTGTTGACTTTCGGAACTATAAATTCTTTAGTGCTTTCTTTACCAACTCAGCACAGTCCTCGCAAATGTCTTTGCAAGAGCCAAGTTCACCGTCCGAGTCTACAAAACCTATTTGCATTCCACCGGGGTAGCATTGAATTTGGAAATCGCTATCTGGGATGGAATGCACTTTATCGCAGTTATCACATTTTGCTGAATATCCCGTAGTCATTCTATTCTCCTTGCATCCGGGGCGGCGGCTTGATCTGGCTGACGTCGATATGGTCAACTGAGGCGTTCATTTATCAGCCAGCTTCATCATTTCTTCGTAGGTCATGCCACAGGCCTCGGCGACATCGGTCAGTTTGGGGATGCTTCCACAGTCGCCGCGGCGATAGGCCTGGATTGTTGCCCTGGTCTTGCTCAGCACCTTGGCCAGCTCATCATTAGTGATGCCTGCTTTGATCATCGCCATTTTGATGCAACGACTTATTTTATCTTTACCCATGTTCATTTCTCCAGTTTGGCATGGTTGTAATCTACAGGCGCCGAACCCTAATGTAAAGTTTATTTGCATATTTAGCGTGATTTAATTGCATCTTTGGAATTATGCGCGTATATTTACCATTAATAAAGCGGAACAACAACTACACAGGTGACCAAATGCACAATCTCCAACCCGATTTCAACACCCTTATCCAGAATCTACTCAGCCCAGCAGCCGTCGCTATCAATGCCGCCGATATCTCAGAACTGGAACGAGAGGCAGAGCTAATAAAGGCGCAGCGTGAACATCAGGTAGGGACAATGGGCATGAGCTTCTTTCCAATCGACGGCCGCTGCCACCGCTGCAGAGCGCGCCTGGTCGACGTAATCTCCGAACATAAGCTTAGAAATGAGAACGTCACCGGCTGCCCATTGTGTGACACCACATTTATAGACTAACCCGAAGGCCCTTAGCCCATACGATCGCATCAATTGGGCATTTTTTAATAGGAAATAACATGAACGACAAAACAGAAAACACTACAACAGAAGCAGAAATAGCCGCGCAGGATGCTTTGTGGGCTGATCATGGAGTCGCGGAATCCAAACTTAACTTGGTTCCTCTTGAAGAAGAAAAGCCATCAAATCAACTCACAGCGCCTGCTAAAAGCTTCGATCAGGCAATTATTCAGCTGGCTACTGACCCGAATGCAGACCCGGAAAAGCTCAGTCAGCTGATGGATTTGCAGGAAAGGGTATTGAATCGAGAAGCTGAACAGGCTTTCTATGCCGATTTTGCAGCGATGCAGGACAAGTTACCAAGGGTAATCAAGAGCAAGGATGGACATAACAGCAAATATGCGCCGCTCGAGGATATAAACGATACCATCCGGCCGGCGCTACAAGCGCATGGATTTGCGATTACCTTTGATATTTTGACTCTTGAAGCGGGGATGGTAATAAAAACCATACTTGCTCACAGATTAGGCCACAAACAAACCCTGTCTATTCCATTACCTCTCGAGAATTCTGGTAACAAAAACGATGTCCAGGCTGTTGGCTCAACTATCAGCTACGGGAAACGGTATGGAGTCGGTGCCATTCTTAATATCTCCACTGGTGACGATACCGATGGCACCAAGAACCAAGACCCAAAGGAAACCGAGCAGAAAACCATCACTGAGAAGCAGGTTAAAGAGCTTGAGAAATTAATTGCCAAATCCAGCACCACAGCCGAATCATTATGTGAGCAGGCTGGAATATCTGAATTATCTGAACTTCGAAAAAAGCACTTCGGGGTAGCCAAAGACCATATTAGAGACTGCACGGAGGCGGCACAATGATTACTTATGAATGTCAGCAAGGATCCCCAGAATGGCATGATCTAAGGGCTGGTGTAGTCACCGCATCCATGTTTGCTACAGCCAGATCTATGGTAGGGCAGCTCACTAAACAGCAAGACATTTACGTCAAATCTTTAATCGCCGGTGATAGTGAGCAACTTGCCAAATCGAAAGCAGGCTACAAGTCTACTCCGAAGGCAAAGGCCATCGACGCAACTCTTAAAGGCGAGAAGGTGGGTGATTATTCAGATGCCTCGAAAGACTATGCTTTTAGGCTTGCAGTAGAACGCATCAGCGGCGAACCATTGGATGAAGGGATGTTTCAGACTTACGCAATGAGACGCGGCAACGAATTAGAGCCTGAAGCTCGAGCAAGGCATGTAGAAGATTTGGGACAGTTCGTGCAACAAGTTGGATTTATGACTACCGATGACAAGAAATTTGGCGTTTCTGTTGATTCACTGATAGGCGAGGATGGCGGTGGCGAATACAAGTGCTTTATCGATCCAGGCAAGTTGCGCGATATTGTTATCTACGATGATTGGGGGACTATACCTGATCAGGTTCAGGGCGGTCTCTGGCTTACAGGCAGGAAATGGTTCGACACGTGTTTGTATTGCCCAGCGCTGAGAAGCGCCCGTCTAGACTTCATAAGGAAGCGAGTGGTACGCGATGAAGATTTCATCGAGCAGCTAGAAATGGACATGGTTGCTTTCGAAGAAGTTGTTTGTAATTGGGTAAAAAGAATCAGAGCCAGGGGGCATAAAAATGAAAATGTGGATTGAGCTAGAAATCGATGTCAACTATCACCACCAGCCGCATGAGCCTCAGACTCAAACAGAACCCGAAGTTCCTGCGGAGGTTGAGATTGAATCGGTGATGCTCGGTGAATATGACATAGAATTTGATCTATCCAAGGAGCAGACAGAACAAGTAATTGCTGCCTGCTGGGACGCCGAAGCTAAGAAATCATCAGAGGATAATGAGCATGAATGATCTAGTTGAGATAGAAGAAAAAACAATCCTTGAAGCCTTTTCCAGCAAGGAAGGTCTCGGCCCTATTATCCAACAAGTTAAGGACGTAGTTTCCAATTTTGAACCCGATTTAAGAACAGGCCAAAGCAGGGCAGAAATAACATCTCTAGCTAGCAAGGTGTCTAAATTTAAAGGGAAAGTGGATGATCTGGGCAAGGATTTGGTCAGTGAATGGAAAGCCAAATCAAAGGTTGTAGACAACACCAGGAAAAACTTCCGAGACCAACTAGACGCTGTGAAAGTCATTGCACGAAAGCCATTGACTGACTGGGAAGCGGACCAAGAGGCGCGGGAAGCTGCCGAGGAAGCAGAACAAGCCAGAATCGAACAAGAAAGAGTCGATCAAGAATTGGCTGAAAATCTCAGAAAACAGTTCGAACAAGATCATGAAATGGCTTTGCTGCTAGATGATAAATACGACAGGGAGGCTGCAGCCGAGGCAGATCGAATCGAACAAGAGCGAGTTGTAGCCGAAAAGAAAACTGAAGAAGAAAGGATATCTAGAGAAGCCCACGCACAAGCCGCAGGACAAGAAAGGGAGCGTATCAGATTAGAAAATGTCAAACGCGATCGGGTCCAGGCTCAAAACAATAAAATGCTGGTCTTTACCAACTACAAAACTCACTCCCTGGAAAATATCGATATTCCCACTTTCGAATCTCTTCTTAAAGAAATTCGGTTGATGAAAATTACTGAAGAAGATTGGGACTCAGACTTCATCACAGAGGCATCGCTTGCCCAGTCCCGGGCCATTATCGGTATTCAAGAGGCTATGGATAGACGCAAGAAATATGAACTCGACCAGTCCAAGCTGAAGAGCCTGGAGGAAGAGAAGGCCGAAACCCTACGCAAGGAGGAGGTAGAGCGCCAACAGCAGATAATAACCGATCGCGAAACTGCAGAGGCCAAAAAGAAGGCTGATAACCGTAACCACCAAAGGGCCATCAATGTCGGAATTGTGAAAGCTATGGTGGATCTCGGCGCATCAGAGGAAGTGGCTCAAAGTATCGTCGAGTCCATTGCCAAAAAGAATATACCCAATATTTCAATTGCTTATTAACCATGAATCAATCTTCCATGTTTGGTGACGAAGGGGAAGTACTGCGCGATGCCGGCATGCAGCAGGCTATCGATCATGCAGAACAGGAAACACCGAACTGGTCCGACTTGGCATTGGATATGGTGCGGGCATTTATTGACACCTATCCACACCTTGAATTTATGACGGAGGATGTCAGGAAATGGGCTCACCACAAAGGCCTACCAGAGACTCCCAGCAAGCGCGCCTGGGGCGGCGTGATAATGAGAGCGGCAAGATTAGACATGATAGTGAAGGTCAGAATCGGCCAGGTGAAGAACCCTGCAGCGCACTGTGCTAATGCAAACGTATGGAGAAGGAAATAAATGACTAAATTTGCTGCAAATACAACAGTGGCTGTTTCTAAATCCAAAATGGAGATAGAAAACATTCTATGCAAATACGGAGCAACTGGTTTTATGTCTGGGTGGAATAGCGAGAAAGCCATGATTGCTTTTGAAATGTGCCAGCGTCGAATTGTTTTTAATGTGCCTATGCCGAACATCAATTCAGATGATATCCGGCTGGATGGCCGAGGACGTATTCGAGATGATTCCCAAATAGAAAAGGCCTATGACCAGGCACAACGGCAGCGATGGCGAGCTCTATTGCTGGTGCTAAAAGCGAAACTTGAAGCCGTAGAATCAGGCATCACGGAATTTGAAGATGAATTCCTTGCACATATAGCGCTTCCAGATGGAAGCACAGCCGGCGAATGGATGAAGCCACAAATCGCTATAGCCTATAAATCCAATACAATGCCGGCGCTGTTGCCGGCTCCAGGTGATCATAAATTGAATTAATTTCTAACCAAAGAAGAGGAAGATATCATGGGCACACAACCCCAATATTCGAAGTTCTCACCTATCACTGTAGCCACGAAGAAGAACATAAAACGGTTACGACTCAATGCCGGATATTCCATGAACGAAGGCGCCAGATTGTTAGGTGTTAGTCGAAAATGCCTGGAAGATATTGAGACTATACGTAACTACGGTTGCCATATTGACCTCGAGATATTGTCCAGACTGGCAGTGATATACAAGGTCACTACGGATGAAATCATCGGTTCGTTGCCAACTGACTACTATTCCACTTATTTTGATCGACCTCGAAAGCGGGTAGGGTCTAAGGCTAGAAATAACAGCCGGTAATTAACAATACCGGAAGGAGAGGAATTATGGGTCTAGTTGCACTGACACCAGATTATGCTATGCAGAGGTGCCCATTTTGTGGTCACGATAGAGTGAGGATTCATAGCTACAAATCACATGGGGGCCAGTACAGAGTAATTTGTCTGACTTTTGGGTGCGAGGCACAGGGGCCAAGAAGACACGACGAAGAGGATGCAATGGACGCATGGAACAACCGATAACGATTTGTGTATAAACAGCATCAAAACAACACTATTCATGTATAAAAGGCACCAAAACATCGATATTTGTGTATAAATTGGAGAGCAAAATGCTAGACAAGACACCAGATGGTGAAGAATTCGAGAATGCTTTTTTATACGAAGAAGAGTTTATTCAGAAGGTGGCGCAGCGGTGGTTTTCCTGTGCGCATCACAATTATTCTGATGTCTACAAAGAAGGATTCTATTTCGCGTTTAGGACAGGGTTTAAAATGCATGAAGAGGTCAAGAGATGTCCACATCCAGAGCCATCTATAGAAGCTGAAGCGTGGTGGAGTGGATATGGTCAAGCATGTACGTGGCTTTTATGTAGAGCACAGGACGATGATCAGTACTGGAACTGGAGTGTTTACACTCAATTGAGAAAAATGGCACCGAAGCTCGATCCACCATTCGATCTGCCACATAAATTCCCTAGTCAGTTAGTTAAGGAGAGTGAAATGTCTACAGGAAATTCGGCAAAATGTGATAACTGCAATAAGGTGCATTCGAATACAGATACCGACATGCAAATTCAATGCTACCCAGGTGGAATGCAAATAGGTTTTGTAGACTCGGACGGCGAACTCGACACTTGCAAAGACATTTGCGAGGACTGCGCTGGGTTGGTAAAGAAAGCGCTAAAGAATTTAACAATCCCGGCATCAAGGGGTGAAAATGGCAAATTTTGAATGGATAAGAAAACACTATGGCGTTCTTGCCAACTACGGCAGGGCGGTCATTGTCGGCGGCAAGCCAGGTGTAATTGTTGAAGACATGGGCAACTACATCGGCGTTCTATTTGATGGCGATAAGCCTACAAACATTTTGCCTTGTCACCTACGTCAGAAGTAGAGTACGGGGAGATGAAGCCAGTTCGGCAAATGACCAGATCGCAGAAAAGGTACAGGCGGTTTAAGAGCCTTGATCTTGAAATTACTTTCGGTGATTATCTGAAAGATCATAAATATTATGAGCCTGGGCATTCGGTTTACTAACTCCGAAACTTAACAGTACCGGAAACAACGGAGAAAACACGATGTTTACACAAACCATGCTGTATTTAAACGCCAGGGAGTTTACAGGGTCTTGGGGCGGCGCATTTTTAATAAGCGCCATTTACTGGGTGATATCAGTCTTGGCCACATTCCTATCAGCATATTTTGTATCTACCTATTTGCTGAGCGTGGTTGGAATATTTGGCTTGGCCCTCGTGGTTATTGCGATTGGAGTCATTGTGTTTAATCCACAAAGGCGAAGAGATTACGAATATTTTCAGCCGCCTTACGAAGAGCCTCACTTCCCTAAATGGGATGCGCAGATAAAAAGGGAAATGGCCGAATCTAAAAGCTAGTCGCTGATATGAAGATCACTAAATGCCCACAGTGCGGCTATCGCGTCCAAGCTGATTGGTATACCCAGCCAGACGGTGAAGAGTTCGCGCTATGCCCGAATCACGATACCAATATTGTCTATTGCCAGATCGTAATCAGTAAATCGGAGAAGTCAGATGGCTGAGAATTCAAAAATAGAATGGTGTGATCATACTTTCAATCCATGGGAAGGCTGTACAAAAGTTGGTCCTGGTTGCGATCACTGCTATGCAGAAGCGCGCAATTCCAGGTTCGGTGGCGGCATCTCTCCGAACTGGGGCACGGGTATGCCACGAAGGCGAACTACTGCCACCAACTGGGAAAACCCATTGAAGTGGGAACGGAAGGCAAAAAGGTTTGGAGTGCGCTACAGGGTATTCTGTGCATCCCTGGCTGATATTTTCGATAATGAAATCGATTATAAATGGCGTTCCGATCTATTCGAATTAATACAAAACACACCGCATCTTGACTGGCTCCTGCTTACCAAACGAATTGGGAACGCGATAACAATGTTCTCTGAGTGTGGGTATATGAAGCTACCTAGTAACATTTGGATGGGCGCCACAATAGTCAATCAGGAAGAGGCAGATAGAGACATACAAAAACTCTTGAAGATCCCGGTCGATGTTCACTTTCTCAGCATGGAGCCACTTCTATCTGATGTCGATATTTCACCTTTTATCATGCCTCCAATTCACCCAAACAATTATTTACCGCGTCTTGATCAAGTAATTGTCGGCGGTGAATCAGGGCCCGGCGCCAGGCCAATGCTTGCATTATGGGCTAGGTCTCTGCGGGATCAGTGCAGAATAGCGGGTGTGCCATTCTTTATGAAGCAAATGGGAGGCCCCGTTAAGCGGTCAATGCCAATAATACCGCCAGATTTGATGATTAGAGAATTCCCAGTAATCAACCCATAGCGAGGATAATATGAATAAGAATCAGAAAATAAATCTAGGAACAGTAGCTGCTATTATTGCCATAGCTGCATTTGTCGGCGGCATTGGGTATCTATTCGGGGTGTATACCGCAAAGAATGATGTCGTTATCGTAGCGCCAGAGCCTGTCATTGTAGAGCCAGAGCCGATTATCATCAACATCATAGAGCCAGATCCGCCCATAGTGATCGATGTCGACGGGATAGGGTGTGTCATTGCCGAGGAACCGGTTTTGCACTTTCATACCAGACCTCAGACAGTCCGATTCACCGTCGAGTGCGATGCCGATATCTTAGATTATTACCGAACAGCTGTGGATCCTACTACCATTGTTGATAAACTGAGCACCAAGTAGTACCTTAAACCCACTGGGAAACCAGTGTCATTCATTTAAATGATGGAGATTGAACCATGTTAAGACAAATCCGGTATTTGGTTCTTACAGTGTTGGGATTGATGCTATTTAGCGTCATTGCCCATGCTGGCGCGACCCATGACCCGACCTTCGATGTTTCGCTTGAGTTGATGCTATGGCAACCGGCCGTAATGGTTGATGCTGACATCGCCAGTGATGACATCGATAAAACCGACTATACATACGCCCTTGAATGGAACGCTGCTGCAGCCGCCGAACTTGAGAGGTCTAGCGCATTTTCGCGCTCATCTAAACCCGTGGCATTGCCGGCTTATGTCGCCATTGAATCGTTCAGGCTCAATTTGAAAGTACCCTGGCAATACTTGCAAGCGTAAGGGATTATAAGAGAACGCTACAAGCGATGTAGTGAATCAGAAGGGCTATAGAGATATGGCCCTTTTTTTATGCCTTGGAAATCATTATGATAGGCCAAACACTTCGGAGCATATCCAGTGAATTCAATAGTCAGACCTGTAGTCAGGAGTCCTGCTAGAAGTCCCGTAAGGGGCGTAGTCAGAAACGCTGCTGGTAATCCCCTGTCAATCTTCAGATCGAGGCTATTTAGTACCGACATAATTCGCGGCGTTCCACCATATGCTCCCGCCGTAGTAGGTGACGTAGACGGCAATAGGCTCACTCTTAATAACGAGGACTTTTGGGAAGCTGTACTGGCAGAAGAGATGCGGCAGTATGGGCTTCTTCGCACATTTAACGCGATTGCGTTTGCTGAGGACATTACACAATCTGCTTGGACCACAGCTAATGGGGCCAATGCCGACACCGCAACATCTGTCTCTTTCGATGGAACCGCAAACGGAGAATTAAGACAACTGGCAGTTGGTGGGTTATCTGTCCCATCGGGCTCATCCATTATAATTTCTGTATTTCTCACGCTCGCGTCCGGTACTATAAGCTCGGATGCTTCATTGCAACTGGGGTTTGCCTCCACGTCTGGAGCTTTCACTGGCGATGATGTTGCCGATATAGGATCAAACATAACGGGGTCAACTTTAAGACTTACTCACGCAGCTACCACAGACGCTGCGGGCGATATAGACATTATTTTGAGATGTGATGATTCTGTCGTGATCACGGCAACAAAATTTCAACTAGAAGATGCCACGGGGAGGAGCGCCTGATGACTTCCTCCAACAGGATGAAATACGGACTTCTCATCGCTCCATCCATTATCAAGCCGCCTTTTAATGGTGGCAGGGCCGATACCTCTGATTCTAGACCATTCGGAAATGGTGTGAGTTTCGCCCCTTGCGGTTACGAATCTATTATCTCTTCGGTTGTTGCATTGCTGAAGCGCAGTAGCCCATCGGCAATTTTCGGGAGTGTAATCCCCATCATTGTCTCTTCGATCGATAGAATGTTTGGGGCTAGGTTTCTCCCCCATGTCAGCAAAAAAGGCAGAAAAGTCATTCTTCCATCTTTCACAAACTGTAATTCCCCTTCCTCCATAGTTAAGATAATCTTGATGAGACTCGGAAAGGCATCGGCCTTTAATGCCAGTCCAAATTCTGTACTCAGGAGTGTTACATCGACCATGCTTAAAGCTCTTTTCTTTGTTGGCATCACCGACAAGGCATCCGCACGATTTAACGTCACCGCTTCGAAGAAGTGTCCCCATGGAAGATGTAGTACCACCGCACTCGCAAACGCAGAGCCACAAAACCTTTCTGTCGAGGCGTCCATTCATCCTCAAAACCGTAAGTCTGCCGAATTTTCTGCCTTGTATATTAATTGCTTTCATAGGGTGGAGTATACGATATGTCGCTAACTATTCCCAGAAGTTATGTTCCTACAGGCGTTACTACTGGCAGCGAAGAGATAATCGATCCTGCTGATATAGATTTCTCAGGTGGCGTGGGTAATTGGATCGGGGAAGACGGCACTCTATCTGCATCAGGCGGCGAGTTGATGTTGACCCGAACTGCCGGTACTCAAAGGATGAAGTTGCCAGCAAGTAAGACAGGGGCGATAGCGGGAAGGACTTACCTAATTTCTGCCGAGGTCAAGTCTGATGATTCAACGGTGAATATCAATATTGGGGCTGGGGCTGACCTTTCACCTAGTGTTGCGCTAACGTCAACTTTCCAGACCATCACACACGTACTAGAGAGCTATAACGGCACGAGCGATTTCAACACTTTTACAAATTTGGCGGTAGGTGATACTCACCTATTAAGAAATCCCACCATCAAACAAATCGACCAAGGCGCAAATACTGATGGCGTCAAATATTCCACCTTCCTCAACGGCAACACCGTAGATTCAAACGTAGTCACGGAGAACCAAGGGGCCGCTATAGCAGACTCCATTCTCAAAGGCGCGTTCATGGAGGGCAGCGTAACAGAAGCGAGCGGCCGCAGCGCAGATGTAGCAAACTGGCCGAATATAACAACCGCGAGTGTTGCTCAAGATATCGTGGGTCTTTTGGGCTTACCAAATGAGGCGTTCACAGTTACCGACAACAGCAACTCAGTAACTCAAAGTCGGCAGAAAAACACAACAATAAGTGATGACAGTAGTACGTGGTTTTGGCACTGGAGAATTCCTGTAGTCGGTTCAACGCCGTCGGTGTTCATGAGACTTGGTGGCCGCCTGATAGGGGGAAGTGTTCTTGAGCAGACAATGATTTTCAACGCTTTTGATGGGTCATTTGTTGAGTCAAGCACTGATGGAACTGTTCTCCATGTGGTTCAAGTCGGCGACTTTTGGTTTGTCCTCTTCTCCATAACCAACGACACATCTGGCAATGTGACTGCAATCCAAGCCTTCGAATCAGCTTATAACGCGGATGGCACAGTCACGGAAGATGTAACCGTTCAAGGCAGTTCTGGAATTGCCGTATGTGAACTAACCAATGACACATGGTCATGGTCCCCAATCAAAACCACAGGCGGCACGACTAAAACCAGGCTGGCTGATGTTGGGGCTACGCTGGATTTGGCTAATTTTACCGGGGCCGATGCGGCCGGAACTCTTGAGGTTGAGCCGACGCTATTTTTTGATGTTGCTACTGGGGCAGGTCAGGGCATAGTAACCCCAAATACTTCTTTTACTGAACTTCTTCTTTATATCAGTGGTAGTACAGCCAAAAGAATTGAGTTAAAAGACGGAAGCAACACTGCGGTACTGGCAGATTCTTGGTCCGCGACTGGTGACACTATCAAGCTCATAGCTCCATGGGGTGACGGAAATATGCAATTCGAATCTGATGGAGTTCTATCCAATGAAGTTTCCTATGATGGCTCATTCACGCCAAGCGTGGCTATAACCCTCGGAAAAGGCTTGACTCTCGGCATGGCGATAAAGAACCTGGAAATCTTCTCGACTAAGTTAGGAATAGGTTAATGATCGATTTACTATTAAGGATCAAGGCTAACGTACCAGATTTTATTGATTCACTGTCTGAAGAAGATCGAGAAGCCTTCCTACAAGCCGCCACAGCGGTCCAAGGCTTGACTAGCTTTGATTGTACCGTTGTCCCAGAAATGAAAGAAGTGGGTGGGTGGATTGCTCACCGAATGGTGGTGAAGGATGTAACGGCTATGGTAGATCACCTGAACGCGGTGTTTATGAATCCTGAAATACAGGTATTGGGTGCCTGGTGGCAGAACGGCCTGAAGCTGCATGAAGAATACGTGACGGATCCAGAAACAGGAGAAGTCACTATCCAGGACATCGAGGGTGAGCCTGATCAATTCAACAGCGCAGCCTATAACGCTCACTTGCGCGACCCACTACTTACCCAGGTCAACACAATCGGCGGCTCAAGGCGGCTATGAAGCACCCCAATGGATTTGGGATGTTGGCCTGGGCAAATTTTGGCTTCAATCTAGTATATAATGTGAGCACTTGAGGGAATTGATATGTCAGATTTAAATCATTATTTTGTTGAGGTTATCGAGACCGGCACTCCGGTGACTGTGAATGTTGATCCTGATGAGGAAAAAAACAGAGATAAGCTCGCATTTCACCAGAAGGCACATTACCAGGTCACAGCTGAAGGTGCCGGCACATTAAAGATAGAGGCCAAGGTATTCGGCCAACTTGCATTGGCCGAAATCACATCTATATCTGGGGAGGTAGTGATACTTGATTTGATTGACGTTGAACAGTTTCTGTTAACTGCCACTAATTCGGATGTAAATACCATCATCTCACCATCTAGCTAGATTTCGGATACTTTAACCGACTGAGATGCCAGTGTGGCCTATCTGGCTTCTTCCAGTTCCCGCCCCAACGAATATCTATCCCGAGCTCTACGGCCGCTTGAAATCCGGCTTTAGCTATTTTCCCGTACAGCCACTCAGAATGATCTGTTTTGCCCTCATGGTACGGGTAGAGGTCTATTGCATACGCCAGGTTATCGTCCGGATCCGGTAGGTGTCTCGAATCCATTGTCCATGACACGCCCTTTTCGATATTCTCCTTCTGCTCCTCGATCGTGCGCCGGCAATCTACTGCCGAGATATCTACACCACAGAGCTCCAGCGTTCGGTATACCCACTTCTGCAAGTCAGGCTTTCCCTCGGAGATATGCTGTTTTGACCTGGTGCCGAATTCAAACATAAGGATTTGTCATATCATGGGGCAGGGCAGATGGAACGATAGGCAGCCCTTTCTTCCTCTGTCTTGAATCTCCGATCAATAGCCCCAACTGTCGATCCTACGCAGAGAGTGTATATCGCAGTATCTAATGCCTGGTCGGCAGCATCAGCGCCATAGAGCCCAACTGACTTCCGGAGGGCATTGACCTCGGCACAGCCAGAGATAAAGACTAGAAAGATCACCGGTAATAGTTTCTTCATGGCTATTGCTCAATTTGTGATGCTGCATTAAATAGGGTTATTTTTTCAGGGTCGCCGTACCCCAATCCCACCGTTACAGATGTAACCTCGGCGTCATCAATATGGAATATATCTCGACTAGTCCAATATTCCACAATTTTTTGATCGTCTTCGGAGTTCGACAGGCCAGACAAGAATGTTTTTACCTGGCCTAACTTACCCAGATCAATAAGAGCGATTCTAATCTGATTTCTTTTCGCTGTTTTAGCATTGGGATCAAAAGCAGCTTCCTCAGCATCTCGCGCAGTCTCCTGGGAAGCAGAATAATTGTATTTCACACCATTTAGTTGACCAGTTCTCATGTTCTATTCACCCCATACAGCGCGAAAAGTCCTGAAACTATGTTCCCTGAACTAAACAGAAAGCGTACAGCATCCACATCAGCCGCACTCTGTCTCTGACCCATTGAACCACCAAATGTCGCTTTAGGCGTCACACTAGAATTAGCATAACCCGAAGTTCCATATACCATTGTTTCGGTTGCCTCAGCAGGCCTTACAATTCTTATAAGTCCCGAAAATGCTTGCGATACAGCGTCTCCAATTCCTCCACTCAAAACAATTTGAGTATCCCCAGTGCTGGAACTCACACTAGCAGTACTTTCGGCCGCTGAAAGAACAGACCAGATATAATCTGATGCGCCAGAATCAAAAGATGATCCCCCATCAGTAGAAGTTCGAAGATGAAAAGGAGCATCATCTGTTGCTGCAACAATATTTAACATCCTGATTTCGTATTCATCGAACCCAGCAGGCAAAGTAAAATCTATATTTGCATCGTTCGAGGCAGAAGCGTCAGAAATAAATTCAACAGCTGGTGCCTCGGCTCGTATGAAATCATTAATATTGCTCATAATGTTGTGCCTACTGTCCCTGTTCTCGAAACAAGCCAGCCAACAGAGCCGGCTTTCCAAGTCATCTTGAATATGATGTTGTCAGCAGCAGAACTATCTACGACCATGTCCTCAGCAAGGCCCATTATATCCTCGCCGTTTCTATCGATGGTAAGCGAATTAACTGAATATAATTGATCAATAACTTGCTCGAATACCACCGTAGCATTCACAAAAAGACTAGCCACTAATGGGAGTTTGATAGTCAATGATCCAGATGAGTTATCAGGTAGTACAATATCGCCCACATCAGCGGTTTCAGCATCAGCTCTGGACTTTCTTCGGCCGCCGACACCTATCGCATTCATTAGCTGTTCATTATTATCGCCAACACCAGCAGTCAACGTCTGGCCAGACCCGGTTACCGCTTGTTGCGCATCATCATGCAAATCATTGAACTCATCAGCTGTATATTCGCCGGTAGGCCCTGATGTGTCGTCAAACTTGGGTGTTAAGTCCTTCATTCTTACCCTCCAACCTGGGCAATGACTTTGGTATTGGCCGGCTTCAGTTTATTGAATAAGCAGGTCAAGATATTAAATTGATCGCTGCCAAATATGATCGGGAATTTTATCGGGAACTTGTTAGTAGTTATCTTGTATTTGATCACTATTGTAAACACCGCATCGGGTAACGGCAAAGAGCCGCGCACACTCACATTGTCGATACTACCATCAAACGCGCTATCTGCCTCTAATCTGAACAGTGTATCGACGGCAAGTGCGGTGATGTTTTCCTGAAATGAGCCATTATTCGATCGAACAACGCCGTCCTGGCCACCGATATCAGGCGTGATAGTGCCAGCCGTGCGACCAGAAACGTCATAATTCAACACATACAGTTTGCCACTATCAGAAGCTATATCCTGAGATAGATCACTACCTACGCCGGCAGCCTTATTCGCGGTGCCGCCGCTGATCGTCCAGCCAGTGCCTTTAGTCCAGTCTGTGTCAGTGTCGAAAGCCCCATTGATAATAGATTCGAACTCAGAACCCACGCCGGCTACTACCTCAGTACCAGGGAATCCTAATAATGTAGCCAAGTTCTCGAATTCATCGGATGTCTGTATTCCGAGCGAAGCAAGTTTTACTATGACATGCAACCGCCTTATTTCTCGATCTGGTTCATCGGGACCCGGAAAACAATCATCTGGGATGCTAATCGCCTGTTCCCAGTCTTCGAGAAAATTAGTACCCTCGCTAGTAGGCATCCATTCTGAATTGTATATCTGATTGAAGACCTCGGTATCAAGCAATATCCCAGACTGACCGGCGAGCACCGCATTGAGATTAGTACCAGGCACCAGAGCCGCTTCCCACAGGATGCCACCAGGCAAGTAAGCGGCTAGCGATTGCTGTACCTCTGCGAGCGTTTTATTGACTAGTTGGAAACTCAAGGAAATATCACCGTGCCCAGTGTGGGCAATTCACCTACCCCGACAGACACATCGCCTGTCGGTGAACCCAATTCGAACGACTCGACAGAGGTATTACTTTCTGTGTCGACAGTGGTAAAAATTGCGGATCTATACGCATCTTCATCTATGTTCACGCCTACAGATACCTCTTCATCGAAGAATTGCTGAAGCTGTGCTGTAACCGCTGTTCGCATGCTAGGGGTATCAGGGGTTAACTCTGAGAATGTGAAAGCAACGGGTAGCGCAGTAGGCGCCAGGACAATAACATAGGTGTCGGGTGTGCTCGCTGGCGTGATTTCCAGGACAGTGGTTTTCACATCATCGATTTCGGTCTGGTTCGGTATAGGTGTGTCATCGAGATCGCGAGTAAAGTAGATTTGTACGAAACCAAGGCCGATTATGACGTCAGTGAGAATGGTTCCAGTGGCCGGAGTAGTGGGAGTTCCAGTGATCAGATATTCGAATTTAGTTGAGCTAATCACAAACGCCTTGGCATTCGTGACATTGTATTCAGTCTCTACAGCACCAGTAATAGTGACCTCGCCGCCGGTGAATAAATTGTGATCAGATGCTGTGGTCGCAGTGGCAATGCCACCGACCCTGGTTATGCTAGTAACAGAGAGATCGGAGGTAATTACATCCCCAGATTTATTGATAAAGATTCGGGTCACCCCAGCAACATCATCTCGAATCTTCTGATCAATATCAGCAGGCGAGAAATGGGCAACCGGGTTTCGCATCTTGTCCAGGTAGCGAGTTTTATAATCATCATCACTCTCGAGATCGGCACCGCCCGCCAGTTCTCCTATATCCACATTAGCCACATTGTCGACACCAGAGATCGCAGATTGTAATGTCAGCGGGGTATCAAGAGTCTGATTAGATGCAGCGCCGAATGGATCATCTGGGTCAGAAGGGGGTACGGCCTCCACCGGCACAGTGGCAGCGGTAAAGCTTATCGCCGGCGTACCAGTAGCCGGGCTAGTGGTGGAATTCTCCAGGGTGTAGGTAAATGTATTAGCACCAGTGACTTGAATTTCAGCATCAGTGATATTGTATTCTGTCTCTACGGCGCCACTAGTGGTGACGAGTACATTAGATGCCAGTCCGTGCGGATCGTCAGTAGTAGCGGTTGCAATGGTACCAACGGATGTAAAACTGGCCACGGCCGGTGTCTGCACCGTGATGGTGGCCTCGGCAGTCGATGTGTAGGTTATGCCCTCAGTACTCTGGAAATTAGTGGCTATGGGAAGAACGCTAGAGGCGGTGCCGGTGGAAACCAGATTACCAACAGATCCTACGGCCGCATTCCGAGTGCCGATGTATGGCACACCCCATCGATCAGCGAATACACCCTCTGTAGTGTCCGGAAAATTCAGCCTCAGTGCTTCGGTGAGTTGCAGGAAGTAGTCAAATACCCGGTTTGCATTGGCAGTGACAATGGCGCCTAACCATGACCCCTTTAAAAATGCATTGGCATCGTTCTCGTTATCGACAAGATCAAGCTCGCGCTGTACATCAGTCTTCGAGCGTTGCACCAATTCATCGGCCGTTTGCGGAATATTGTCTTCGAACGCCATGTCATTTCGCCTCAGTTATTCCACTATTGTCCCACAAAAACAACTCTCTGCGCTCGGTCACTGAATTAGGGCGTTGAGTAGTGATGTTCAATTTCACTTCCCCGTTTTTCTGGCTAGCTATTGACTGCACAGACACCGCAAATCCATCATCAACTAGATGTTGCAAGCCTTCATTGGACGCGGCACTGATTTTATTGAGTATCCCACCAGTCAATCGAGACTGACTGTATAGCCAGACCTTGGAGCCCCGCTCAAAATTAGGAGTTGATTCGTTCCCTATCCATCCTCGGCGTAATTCAGGTAACTCAACCTCTGTCGAACTTGCGCGCTTTTCTTCGTAAATAGATGTCAAAATTGTAGTATCGAAGAAATCGACCGTGCGAATATCCCCATCTGACGCGATCGAGAAATCAAAGAATCCCCCTTCCGGTCTGTTAAGTAATGCATCGCTCATTAAATTGGAGCTCCTGTCGGAGTAACTGGACCGGTGGCCGCGGTTGGTGAACCGATGTGTAAATGAGTTTTAAGGCTAATGCTACCTGTTTTCACATCAGTAGATCCGGTTAGTGTTTTTCCATCAACATCGCCAGTTGCGGTAAAATCACCGTCTAGATTGAAATCGCCCTTCCAGTTAGTGTCCCCATCGACGGTGACATTGCAATCACCAGCCACGTTAATTACCACATTGCCAGCGACTTCCAGGGTATTATCGCCTTTCACAGTGACTTTGTAATCACCGTTCGAACCAGCCGTGGTAGTTTCAATATCGCCGTTCTGCTTGAATACTACCTTGCTCTTGGTGATCGGATTGAAGAAGGCGACCTCACCGTCTTTCAAATCTTTGATTCTGTCCTGCGATCGATCTGGAAAAAAAACAAGATTGCCCGGGTCCGGACCTATCTGAACTATTACGCCCAGGCTGCCGACGGGCACATTTCCGCTCATCCCATACGGGAACCATACCTCTACGTCCTTTGGAACGCCTTGCATCGATACTTGCTGGACACGCTTTTCTGCTGTGTCTGTCGCAGTATTAGTGATGGCTGCTCGTCTATTAAAATAAAGCAAAAACGTCATCCTTTTTCTGTGATGGTGGAGGCTCGGCCAGGCTCACGGAATAGGCATCTTGATCGACTAGGCCTAGTTTTGTCAAAGTGCCTTGATTTCTACTCTGCGAGAATCGAACTGAATCTATCAGCATGAGCTCATTTATTCCCGATTGATCGTCGACTACTTCTTGTAGCCTATTAGGTTCCCAGATATCGCCACCCTTCGGGCGAGTGCCCTGCACAGTGACTGAGTAATTCCGGCCTCTGACCCGGGCTATATTCGCTTGCCAGATAGCGCGCTGTGTGCATGCCTCGCTGCTGGATGACTTCTCCGCATTCATGACAAGCTGCCGGCCGGCCCTGATAGATGGATCTGTCTGCTCTCCTCGCTGGTCAGAGAATTCA